GGAAATGATAAATCCTACACTGATCTTATGTATGAAGATTATAATGAAATACCAGTAGACATAGAGACTTTTATTAAAGATGATAATTACATGGGTCAAGCTTGGAAAGATTCGGAAGGAAAATTAAAGCTTTATCCATATTGGTTAGATAAATTAAAGGAATTATTTCCTACAAATACAGAGGTATCAGTAAATAACTTTATTGAATCTGGTGCTCGTGGTCTTGGTAAATCTGAAGTAGGAACTTTAACCGGTATGTACTTAATGTACAGGGTAATGTGTTTAAAAAATCCTCTTGAATTTTACCATATGAAGCCAACTGAAAAAATATGTTTTGCCTTTATGAACATAACTAAGGATTTATCAGAAGAGATTGGTGTAGATAAATTTCAAAAGTCAATTCAGAAGTCACCTTGGTTTATGTCAAAAGGAAGAATGACGACTTATAAGAATGATCCTTATTGGGTTCCACCAGAACCAGTTAACATAATAATTGGTTCTCAAGCTTCTCACGTAATTGGCCAACCAATCTTTTGGGCACTGTTCGATGAAATTTCATTCATTAAAAATCAAGATATTGAAAGGCAGAAGCAAATTGCCATTAACATGATTGATACCGCAATAGGTGGTATGAAGACAAGGTTTATTCATAGAGGGAAAAATCCTACCTTGCTTGTTCTTGCGTCTTCAAAGAGGAGTGAAAAATCATTCCTAGAAGAGCATATGAAAAAGAAGTTAGCCTCAGAAAAAGAAAATGTTTTGATTGTAGATGAACCAGTTTGGGTTGTTAAACCAAAAGGAACTTATTCGGACAAAACATTTCATGTTGGTATTGGTAATAAATTTTTACTTTCAAAGATAATTGATGATGAAGATATTTCAATCTATTGGAGACAGGGATATAAGATAATTGATGTACCAATAGATTTTAGAGCAGACTTCATGGATGATATTGATAGAGCCTTGTGCGACTTTGCTGGTATATCTTCATCTGAATTGTCAAAATATATTAGCGGTCAAGCAGTAAATGATTGTATATCAAATGATAGAAAGAATCCATTTGCTAAAGATATACTTGAAATAGGTAATGCTCCAGACGATAAGTTACAATATTATAACTTCTTTGATAAAGAAAAGATACCTGTTGCATGGAGATCTAAACCTTTATACATTCACATGGATATGTCAATATCAGGAGACAAGACCGGTATTGCAGGAGTATTTGCTATTGGTAAAAAGCCTTCTACAGATCCAAATGATCAATCAAAAGATATGTTCTATGGATTAGGGTTTAGTGTATCAATAAAAGCTCCAAAAGGTAGACAGGTATCTTTTGAAAAAAATAGAAAGTTTATATATTGGTTAAAAGATCAAGGATTTAATGTAAAGGGTGTTAGTACTGATACTTTCCAATCTTATGATTTAGGTCAACAGTTAACTGCCCTTGGTTATAATTACAAGCAAATTTCTGTGGATAGGGTTGAAGATAAAATTTGTAAACCTTATCAATATTTAAAATCAACTTTATATGAGAAAAGAATTGACATGTATCCATGTAAATTGTTGGTCGAAGAGTTAACCGATTTGGAGAGAAATATCAATACTGGTAAGGTTGATCACCCTAATGGATCTAGTAAGGACCAGGCTGATGCTGTATGTGGTGCACTGTTCAATGCCTCTCAAAATGCAGAACAATTTGCTTATGATTATGGAGAATCATTTGATATAATGGAGAACGTTAGTTCTTCTTCTGATTCTGCAGATGCAGTTAAGAAACAAATAAATCTTGATTTTGAATCTGAACTACAAAGAATTTTTAATAATCCCTACAATAATCTTAGAAATAAGAATAAAAACAAGGATGATTCTTTGTATAAAACCTATGGATTTAATCAATCCTATGATCCGAAATCTGCGGATATATTATTTTTGTAACATCTTCTATAACGAGGGAGTAATATGCCATTAGATTATGATGAAATAAATGAGTTGGGTCAACAGTATTATGGAGACAGAACAAAGCCTGTTCCTAAGCCTGAGGTTGAATTTGGTATAGATACCAGTAACCAAATCATTTATGATATAAACACAGTTAAATCAGAAAGAATAGATACTGCTACAATTAATTCATTTACTCAAGTTTCACAGAGAAGAGATGAGTTATATAACTTAATTGATAGTATGTGCGAAGATACTAGATTATCTGCCGCTTTAGAGATTTATGTAGAAGATGTTACTGAAAAAGCTCCTTCTGGAAAAATTGTTTGGGCAGAATCTAATAATTCCGATATTCAAACATATATTAATTTTTTACTTGATTCATTAAATGTAGATAAGAATATATTTAAGTGGGCTTATTGCTTATGTAAATATGGAGATATGTATCTAAGATTATTTAAGGAAAAAGATACTATAGATCCTATATTTGATAATAGAAATAGAAAAGCAAATATAAATGATGACCATAAGTTGAATGAAGCTATAAAAGTAGTAACTTCTCAACCACAAGATAAATATGCCTTTTATGTGGAGATGGTTCCTAATCCTGCCCAGGTTTTTGAATTAACAAAATTCGGCAAGAGTGCAGGTTACATAGAAGTACCAAGAAATGTCTTTACTAATGGATTATTAGGTCCTGATGAAACTTCATTTGGTATTTATTCTAATTATTCTTGGAGATATAGATTTAACAAAAGCGATATAAAAATTTATTCCGGCATGGATTTTGTTCATGCTTCGTTGGAAGACGATATCACTAGATCTCCAGAAGAAGTTTCTATTATTCTAGATGATTTAGATTGGGATAAAGAACCTGCATATGATCCTAGAACCGGTAAACTTGTTCAAGCAGAAACTTCTGGTGGTGTAACTAGTTCCGGTGCTAACGGATTAGCTTATTCTTATTCCGTTAGAAGAGGACAATCTGTTTTATACGATGTCTTCAAAACATATAGACAACTATCACTTCTAGAGAATTCAATATTGCTAAATAGGTTAACTAAATCTTCTGTTACTAGGGTTGTTGGTGTTGAAGTTGGAGACATGCCCAAAGAAAAGGTGTAGGATACTCTTCAGAGACTAAAGACTTTAGTGGAACAAAAATCTGCTCTTGCTGCAGGACAAGGTTTATCAGAATATACCGCAGGTGGTGCATATGAAAATAATATATATGTTCCTATTTATAATGGCAAGGGAAATATCTCAACCACAAATATTGGTGGTGATACCGACACAAATGTAAATGGTCTTGATGATATTGATTATTTCACCACAAAGCTATATAGCGGACTAAAGATTCCTAAACAATATTTAGGAGATACAGATGATGCTGCAGGATTTAATGGCGGAACATCACTTGCTATAGTTTCTTCAAGATATGCCAAAACCGTAATGAGAATTCAAGCGGTTCTTCTTCAGTGCATAACAGATTTAATCAATATATTACTTTTTGATAGAGGCTTTAATGATTATATCAATAAGTATGAATTGCATATAACTGCCCCTACTACTCAAGAACAACTAGATAGACAAGAACAAAAATCTGGTCAGGTTGCATTGATTAGAGACGTTATGGATCTAGTATCTGATATAGAAGATCCCGCCCAGAAGTTAAGAATACTTCAAGCACTACTTAAAGAACTTAATTTGGATTCAGAAATTTCTGCAATTATTCAGGAAGAGATTGATAAACTAGATAGTCCTGAAACTTCTGAAACTCCTGAAGATTCATTTGATAATGAACCTTTAGATTTTGGTGAAGATGAATCCGATACAGTAAACAATTTCAATATGGAGTTTAGTTCTCCTTCTAGTGATGTTGGTAGTGCGCCACCTGAAATTGCTGATTTAGGTTCAGAAGAAACTCCTACATCTTCAGAGACTGAATTACCTAACATGGCAGATTTAGGTGTAGACTTTACTGATAATACAGGAATTTAATATAAATGCAAGAATTTAATGTTAGTAACTTTGGTACTGGTTGTATTGCTTCTAGTTATGATGCCAGAGATTATGTTTTAGATCAGGTAGCTTTTTCAGTAAATCTACCTGAAAGTTTTGAAGTTCCTCATAGCGCTATAAAAGATCAAAAGAATGTAGGGTCTTGCGTTGCTCATAGCATTTGTGAAGTTTTAG